GTTGATGTTGTTGTTTGCGCAACATACGTTACAAACTTACTTGTCGTTGTCCCAGCATTTACGATATTACGAACCTTTACAACTTGTCTTTTTGGACGGTTAACGCCCGGCTCCAATACTGACAACGCAACGTTTCCGGTGTAATCGCCTGTTATTGTTGTATCGCCAGCGGCCTTTACATCTAAATTAAAAACTTTACCGTCGTTAATTGAGTTTTGAATGTCCGCATGTTTCTCAGCAAATGCCATTGATAATGATTGAGCCAAGTTTTTAGGCGTTACTTTTGTAATCGCTTTTTCATTGATTGCCTCTAATTTACCCTCCATTTTTGCAATGGCTTTAATCATTTCATCGCTTTTTAACTCCAAAGATTTGAAGCCGTCCAATTGTGTTTTAAGGTCGTCCAATTCGCTTTTTGTAGCGGCGCCCGAAAGTTTTTCAGATACAAGACCGTTGATTTTTTCAACTACTTGCTCCGGTGTTAAATTTTCCATTTGTTTTTGTTTTTAGTTTTACTTTAAATTATTTATTACATCTGACCAATTAAACGTTTCAATTACCGGCTTGCTTTCTGGCGAATGCTTTACAATTTGCGGTTCGCTTTTGGCAAGTGTTATTAATTGCCCGTTTAAATATTTTAATTTCATTTCCATTTCAAATAAACGCTCATCTGAGCCCTTGCCGTTGCTTAATGCTTTTATAAGCGTGTCAATTTCGCCCGTCATTTTCTCAATGTAATCTGTTTTGTTTTCGGACTTCATTACGTCAACAACATTTGTAAACTCATTGGCTCCAAACGTAACCGCGGACCCCTCAAATAACATTAATTCCGTTATGTTCCAATAACCGCCATTTGGTTGGGTTGGGTCTTCAATCCATTTCATTTTGTCGCTTAGGTATTTAAACCCAATTGAATGCTCGCGAATAATGCCGTCGGCGTAATCGTTCCACGCGTCATTTCCAATTGTTGAATTGCCTAATTGACCAACGGCAAAAAGGCCCTTTTCGTCCTCTTGTAAATCCAAAAATTTGCCAATTGGTTTTTCCCAATCATGCCAACGTAAAAATGCAATTTGACGATTGGACCCGCTATTTGGTCCGCGCTCCTGTATTGATTTGGTAAAAGCGCCACGTCTTATAATGTCGTTGTCTGAGTCGATAATATCAAACTTGGACAAATAAACAGCAACTTGCTTTTTTTCGCTGTCCATGTCTTTAAGTTCAAAGGCGTTTTTTATGTTGTAAATGCTATTTTCTTTTTTCATATTGTGGGTGTTTCTGTTATCATTGACGCGGCTATATTTTCGGCGTAACCGTAATAATTAACCAATGTATTTATTGCTGTTTGGCGTGTCATTGCACCTGTTGAAACGGCCGCATTTAAATTAATAATACCGTCCAAGCCCCCAACGGTGCCCCTCAATTGCGTTTGGGCCTGTTGCAAACCGCTGGCCATTGCCTCGGCTTTATCGATTGTTTCGAGCGTTAAACCAAACTCGGTTGCGTATTGTTGTTTTGATATTACGCCGTCTCTGAGCATTACTGAGTAGGTTTCAACCTTTGTTTTTTCCGCTGTTGCTTTGCTTTGCTCATCGTCTTGTAATACCGGCAAATGACTAAAATCAGCCTTTAAATAATAACCTTGCTCGGCTAATTTAAGCTGTTGCATAATGGTATTGTACATTTCTTGCGTTTCCGGTATTATGGTATCGGTATAAACCATTCGTATCGAGTCCCGGACATTGCTAAATGTTGCGCCCTTGTCGCTTGAAAATAAATTATAATTCAATCCGTAGGCGTCAATTATGGCCAATTTATCGGCGGTTAGTTCTTCAAATAACATGAGGTCCCTTGTCGGGTATGACATCGGCGTCCAATTAACTTGACTTTCCGTTATCATTAACTCATCTTTTGAACGGTTGTACCAATCGCGTTGTATTGTTCTTTTTTCTTCGGGTGTCATCGGAATAACGCCCCCCATGTCCGAGTTTTGAGCGCTTAATATTCCTATTGCGCCGATATTCTCAAGCAAAACGTTTCTTTTATGGTAACTTGCTTTTATATTACTCAATGGGTATTTCAACGCATCGAGGCGGCTCGTAGGCTTTACAATGCTCATGCCGTCCGCGGTTGTTAAATAAATAACGTCTTGAATATCGAGTTTTTCAAACTTTTGCGCATCGTATTTAAATGTAAACGACGTTATTAAGCCGTTAACGTCCATTTGTTTTAAGGTGGCGCCGCTCAAATCAATTTGCATTTTCCCGCTGGGCAACGTAATCATTAAGTTTCGCACGTCCATTGAGCGTACCGGGCAATAAGCAAACGCGTTTGAATATAACGCATCGTTTACACTAAGTGAATATACAACATCGCCCCAACTTTGCATGGGGTTTGGTTTGTTAATTAAGTCGTTTAACCAATGATTTGTTAGTACGTTACCCTCTTTATCGTATAAAACAGGAACGTTTGAACTCATCATTGAGGCCCTTTTATCAATTACGGCCCGCAATTCTGGTATTGACAAAAACCATTCAAACGCGTTGTTTGTGTCAATCCATACCGGGGTTTTAACGCCCCAAAGTTGGGTTTGCCATGGTAACAAACGTTGCATTTGGTTAATATATCGGTTTTGATATTCTGAATTAATACCAAAAAAAGCCTCGAAAAAATTTAAATCCATTTCATTTTGATTAGATTTTAAGCAAAGTTATGATAAATTTTTAAACATCGATTGAATAAATATTGACAAACCGGCGCAACAATCTGGCGAATCGTCGTTTTTATTTTTTCCCTCTTTGCTAAATGATAGGATATTTTGTATAAACAATTGACATTGCGACTCATCGTATTTCACAAATTTAAACCTATTCATTATCCAAGCGCTTTGCATTATTATTCTCGTTATTTTGTTTGTTGTGTTATTTACTTGCAATATTCTTGTTTGTGTTTCGCGCTGTAAATGGCGGCTAAACATGGCGCCCATTGCGTTGGATTCAACCCGGCAAAAATTAACGTTCCATTTATTAAGTTTCTGAGCGCATAATGGGATTGTTATATCTGTATTGTCGCGCGTGAAAACATAATCAACAATGTACATTTCGCCCTTAATTATTTGACAAATTGCCATGGCTGTGTAATCGTTTCCTTGGTCGCTTACGTCAATATAAGCAATTGCGCCCTCAATGCCGCGCTTTTGTATTTCAATAAGTTCGTTTGGCTCAATGTAGTTCAACTCATTAAATAAACGGCCCTTTACATCAACAGGCTGTTGCATGTACTCGGCGCTCCAAATTTCTGGGGCCGTGCGTTTTTGTTTCTCAATATACTCATTTGTTGACATTACCAATTCGCAAAATGAATTACCGTTTTCATCCAATGCCGGAATAATAATTGATTTATCATAAATAGATTGTTCAATATTGCGGCCAATGACATCGTTTAAACTCCAACGCGTACCAATGTCAATGCGTGCGCAACCGCTTTCAAATCGGCTGTCATGCGTTGACTCTTTCCATTGAATAATGCGGTCGTTCATTGTGTCGCTTAATGCGTCCTCAATGCCTCTGTAAAGGTCGTCAGTAATGGCAACATTTGAGGCACCAAAACCAATGATTGTGCCCCCAACCCCGGCGCCAAAATAACCAACTTGTTTGCTCGAATTGGTGTTCCAACCCTGTAAATTTGCCTTGTCATCTGATAACGTAACGTTTGGAAAAACTTGTTTAAACTTGTCGCTTTTGACAATGGCCCGCACGTCGTAACTAAATTTTAAATAAAGCGTTGCCGTGCATGTATTACGCATTACTGAGCGTTCCGGATTGCGCCCAATGGTCCATGCACAAAATAAAGACGTAATGTAACTTTTGCCGGCCCTTGGCGGCATCGATACGCTTAAAGATTTTATTTGTTTTTCTTCGATTTGTTGGAACGCGTCCGCAATGGATTTAAGAAATTGACGCTCGGCAAAGAAAACAAAATCGTAAAAGCGGCAAAACTCCCAAAATTCTCGCCTTGATAATTCCGCACGCAAAATGTTTTGAATAGCCGTCTTTTTGTCATTCATTGCCGTTTAATAATTCTTTTATTTCATCTGTTGACAGGTTGCTTAAATCAACGGTTGTTTGTTGTTGTTCAACGTATTGCTGGTTTAATCTTTTATGGTCGTCGCTTTCTGCTAAAATTTTAAACGCGGCAATTTGTAGCGTTGCGTTATCTGAATTAATCCATTTTTGTAAAAGGTAATTAGTACTCTTTGACCTGTTTTCTTCTAAAACCTCTTTTATTGAGTGTAACTCATGCAATTTGTAATTATAAGCCGATTTACGCGAAAAACTTAACGCGCTCCAATCGATGTGCGCCCAGCGGTGCCAATTAAACTTTTGAATGGCTTTTATTAATTCGCTTTCGTAATCTTGTCGCGGTTCCATATTAATGTTTTTTAGGGCTTAATTGCTTTGTAATAATTCAAGAATTTTATTCAGTATTTCAACCATTTTTTCATTGCGCTCAAACATGCTTTGACAAATCGCAAAGGCTTGTTCTGGGTTTTGTGCGGTTCCCTCGTTTATAACCATTGGAATGCAACGGTTTATAAATTCTTGTTGTGTTTCGTTTTCTGTTGGTGTTGGCATAATCTAATGGTTAAAATCAATGCAAATAATCGGTTTATTTTCGATTTCGTGTGATGGAATATTGTTTAGCACAAAATCAATTGATTCGTATTTATCCAAATCGGTTATTTTTTGAAGAATTTTTACGATTTTGTTTGCTGAATATACCGGTTGATGTGTTTCTGAACAATAGCCAATAATACATGTATCGAAGTCGGTTGATAAAACCCGGTTTAATCCTTGCCATATTTCAAAATAATTAACCAATTAACCAGCTTAAAAAATGATAAATTCCAATTGATGCCCAAAAACCAACCAATCGAACTAATGTGCTGCTCATTGCTTTGTTATTTCGAAACCAATGTTGAATTGATGGTGTTTCCAAATGCGG